CGAGGATTTTGGAAACTTTGCATGTTGGGATTAAGGACTTTGAGCGCCGGCACCCGGTTTTGTATAAAATTTTTATGGCATTACCTTTAGTTTTTGGCTCGGTAGCTTTTGTTATTATTGCTATAGTTGCTGGTCGTCGAACAGAGGAGCCTTGTGTCGCTCAGAGTTTGGAGCCCAAGGATTATCCTGCGGCACGTCGTGGACGAGGACGACAAGTGGTGCAGGCAACCGCTCGTGCACATGGTCTTGGGGGAGAATTATCTTTTGAAGGTCTTGAGAATATGCGCGAACTGCGTTCGCAGTTGGGCGAGGGTTGTTTGTTTTTACGGATGTGTGCAGGAGATGCTCGTGGGTTGAAGAGACGTAATGGTTTAGTTGGGTTTGCGTTAGGAATTGATTATGTTTTGATGCCAAAACATTTGGTTTGCGATGAATTTGGACAATTTTTGGATAACGCAATGATTGAGGCTGTTTCTTATGATGGTGTTGTAACGTCGTGTCTCTTTGATGAGAAGCGAGCTCGTGTTTTGCGGGATGCTTCTGGGAATCCACGTGACATGTTGATATTTAAGTTTGGTCCACGTTTACGTCCTCGTCGAAAGCGTGTTGGGTGTTTTATTACTCGGAAAGAGTTAGCTATTCCAAATGGGGCTGCTGCGACTTTGATTACTTATGATAATAAGAATAAGCAAAAACCTGTTTTGGTGTATCATGATTTACCGTTGGTAAAGGAAAATGTGGAAAGTATTAAATACCATTATGGTGATAAAGAGGATGATGATGAATCGAATGTGTTGCTTCGAAGTTGGGAATATAAATTCAATACTGTTCCGGGTGATTGTGGATCGCTTATTTTTTCTCACGCGCAATCGTTGACGAAACGCGTGATTGGTGTGCATATTTGCGGGTATGAGGCCATGCAAAAGGGTTATGCTGAAGTAATAACTCAGGAGGATTTATTGGAGACGTTAGCTACATTTCCAGGGAAGCCCTTATGTGATGGTGTTTTGAGTGGTCCATTTGAATTGGTTGCGCCTGTGGATAAATTTGACGTTGGAGAACCAATGGTGCGAGCTGAGGGGAGCTTTGAAATATTAGGGCGATTGCCGAATAGGTGGAGGTTGCGATTACCGGATCATACTTCTTTGGTTCCTAGTCTTTTTGTGGATAAATTTCAATGGAATGGGGAAGTGATTTTACATAAGAAAGAGCCTGCCGTTTTGAGTCCGCAGGATCCTCGTTTATTGGAGCAAGTTTCACCGTTGGAGCAAGGGATTAAAAAATATGGTACTCCTTGTTTGCCTATGCGATTCGATCTATTGGAAGATATTGCTCGTGATATCTTAGAGGAGTTGCGTCCAGTGCGTCGTTTGCGTGTTTTATCAGAGCATGAGGCTATTAATGGTATAGTTGGACAGAAGTATTTTGATTCGATTAATATGCAGTCTTCACCCGGTTGGCCTTTTAAACTTTGGACGCGGTTGGCAGGTAAGAAGGAGTTATTTGTTGGTAGCCCTAGGAATTACACTGTTGCCGATCCTATGTTGCGAAAGATGTTGGATTTGAGGCTCGATCAGGGGTTACTAGGTAATCGTGTGCCCTCTGCTTGGGTGATTGTCTTAAAGATGAGAAGAGGTTGCTTGCAAAAGTGGCACTTGGTAAAACCCGTGTGTTTGCAATAGCTCCTGTTGATTATGTGATAACTATGAGACGTTTGTGTTTGGATTTTACTGCGGCGTTTTACGCGGCACGTGACTCAAGTTTTTCAGCAGTTGGAATTAATGTGGCTTCCTTGGAATGGAATGCAATGGTGAAATATCTTTTGGAAAATTCAGACGTTGGTTTTGCCGGAGATTTTGGATCATTTGATGGTAAGTTGTCGGCTGAATGCATGGATTGGGTTTGTTGGATTATTGAGCAAATGTATGATGAAGCCCCTGAAATGACAATGTTGCGGCGTGTTTTGTTTGATGAGCTCATTCATACAGTTCACATTGCAATTGATTGTGTTTATATTTGTTCAGGAGGTAATCCATCTGGTAATCCTTTGACTGTTGTTTTGAATACGATTGTTAATGAAATGTACTTGCGTTATGTGTGGTTGTGTTTGGCTCCTAAGGGTATGAACACTCTAGTTGGGTATCATCAGCACGTTCGCACTAAGGTTTATGGTGATGATAATTGGGTGAGCGTGACGCCAAGAGCTTTGAAGTTTTATAATCTCCAAACAGTTGGCAAATTTTTGGGGTTGTTGGGTTTTGAGTATTTGCCTCCAACTAAGGTTGTTACAGATATTAAATTTGACTCGTTGTTGGCCTGGGATTTTCTACAGCACCGTACATTCGTGGTGCCGGAAATTATTGCGAATGTTTATGTAGCGAGAGTAGAGATGGATGTAGTTGTAGAAATGTTATATTGGACGCATAAAGCGCTTTCGAAAATTGAGGCAGTGGCAGTAAATAGTAATACTGCTTTACGCTTTATGTTTTTCTATGGTGCGAGTGTGTATTTGGCTATGTTGGATGAGCTTCGTAGACTTTTTGTTAGTGTGGGATTAAAGGTGCCTAGTTTACTGACATGGCGCGAGCTTAAGACAGAGTTTCAGCAAAATGCAGGGTTGCTGGAATATGGCTGGGTTACAACTTTTGATGAGGGTAGTAATGATTTTGCAGGTGTCGCAGCCCAGGGCCTTCCGTTGATTCGTGCTCAAATGATGAAAGGGGAAATTGAGCCGGGTGTGGAGTCTGGTGCAGCGGTGGACCCAGAGATTTCAAATGATGTACATAATAAGTTGGGAATAGCATTGACTGAGCATGAGGCACCAGTTAGACAGGATGCAACGAGAGGCATGATATCTAAAGCGAGTGACCGAGCGCATAAGAATATGCAGGATAAAGATTGGACTTTGGCGGACATGGCTGTTCGTTTTAATTATGTGGTTACAGCAGCGTGGAATACTGGAATGACAGTTAATACGGTTGTTTATTCTGCGTTGGTTCCCACAACAATCTTGAATACTGCTACAATTCAAGTTCCCTTTAACAGATTTGTTTATTGGCGGGGTAACGTTAGGTTACGTTTTCAAATTAATGCGACTCGGTTTCATCAGGGGCGTTTAATAGCCTATTTTGTTCCATTGACCCCGTTAGCCACAGTGCAGACTTGGCATCAGTTGAATCAACCTGCGCAAACATCGG